ATAGTATGGCAAAATTAAAACGTCTTAAACACTTAAATTTGTCTCAATTAGTGCGTGATTTTTTAAACGAAAATCTGTTTGAACAACGAAGTATTATATGTATACTTTTGATGGATAGTGACGATATTGAGTCCCAATATAAAGCGTATTTGTTGTATGATCTACTGTCCAATGATACAAATGAAGTAGTTGATACGAAAGATCAAATTCGAATATTGAATAGTTTGACATGGGATATGAAGAAAATGTTTAGAACAGCAATGAAGCATACCGTCGAATACACCAACAAAATATCCAATATCGACAATATTGCCATACCGTTCGAGCAACAAATATGTCTTATGAATACAGACAAATATGTCAAAGATAAGGCGATGGTAAAATTAAAAGAAATTAAATCAAAATCAGAAGATTCTGGAGGAAAAGCAAGACAATATTTAGAAGGATTGTTGAAAATACCTTTTGGTACATACAAACGTGAACCGGTACTTTGTCATGTGAACAAAATGAAAGAATATTATAAAGAACTCATATTATTATCAAATGCAACGTACGAAGATAAGAGTGGATTTGAGATTATTCATCATGTCCGAAGTATTTCAAATGATTTAGCTGATAATTCATCAAAACATATGTACATTGTAGATGAAATCACGAAATATAATAGAAAGCATGTTGTTCAAAATATCAGTAGGCTAAATGATTTTTTGAAATTGCACAATATTAAGCAGAGAATTACTCAATCTGGAAAATCCATGACAAAAATAAAAGCATCGATGTTGAATATTCTTGCTCAGTGTGATACGGAATTAATCGCAGATTTGTATTCTTATTTTGGAGTTCAACCCAAAAAACAACACATTATAATGAATCTGTGTAAACAAATTATATCACAATGGGATAATGTAAACGCATCTATAGAAAATAATAGAAAATTGTTAAATAAAGCTGTGCATGGACATGACGAGGCTAAGAACTCACTAGAGCGTATTATTGGACAATGGATGAATGGAGATCTTAGAGGGTATTGCTTTGGATTTGAAGGTCCACCTGGAGTTGGAAAAACCAGTTTAGCTAAAAAAGGACTGGCTAATATATTAACAGATGAAAATGGTGTATCCAGACCCTTTCGATTTATTGCAATTGGTGGTTCTAGTAACGGAAGTACGCTGGAAGGACATAATTACACTTATGTCGGCTCTATTTGGGGTCGTATTGTAGATATACTTATGGAATGTAAATGCATGAACCCTATAATTTTTATCGATGAGTTGGATAAAGTTAGTCAAACGGAACACGGGAAAGAAATAATTGGGATTCTAACACATATAGTAGACCCTACACAAAATGATGATTTTCAAGACAAATACTTTAACGGTATAAGTATTGATTTATCAAAAGTTTTATTTGTTTTCTCATATAATGATGCTAGTTTGATCGACCGAATATTATTGGATCGTATACACCGAATACATTTCAATAATTTGAACGAGGATGAAAAATTGACAATTGCAGAAAAATATATTTTGCCTGAAATATACGAAAAAATTGGATTGAATACAAATATTGTCAGGATAACAAAGGAAACTTTGCAATACATCATAAATCATTACACATGTGAGTCAGGTGTCCGCAAATTGAAAGAAATTATATTCGAAATATTAAGTGAAGTCAATATTGAATTATTTCAAAGTAAAATAAGTTATCCATTGATCATTGATATACAAAGTTTGAAATCAAAGTATTTGAAAATGAAGAGAGAAATCAAACCGACATTGATTCCAACATTACCCAAAGTAGGGTTGATAAATGGGTTGTGGGCAAATTCTCTAGGGTTAGGTGGCGTTTTACCTATTCAAGTAAAATATTTCCCATCAACGACATATTTAGATCTTAAACTGACAGGGATGCAAGGAGACGTTATGAAAGAGAGTATGAATGTTGCTAAAACAGTTGCTATTAATTTGACATCGTTAGCGGTTCAAACAAATTTCAAAACTAAATCAAAGAAAACAGCATTACAAGGACTTCATGTACACTGCCCGGAAGGAGCTGTACCCAAAGATGGACCATCAGCAGGTGGTGCAATAACAACCTGTATTTATAGTTTGTTGAACGATAAAAAGATAAAAAATGATGTTGCAATGACAGGTGAAATAACATTAGAAGGCAACATTACAGCAATTGGTGGATTAGAGCATAAAATTATTGGTGGAATTAAAGCCGGTGTAAAACTATTTTTGTATCCAAAGGAAAATCACGAAGATTTTTTGAAGGTAACAGAAAAACATAAATGGGTTGAGTTAGAAGCTACATTTATACCGGTAGAAACAATAGAGGAAATATTTCAACACGTTTTTGTATAAATATATTATATTATTCATTATATATACGTTACAAAATGAATAATACAATGTCGTTTTCAAAAGGAATACGGCTTTTAGCTTATTTTACACCTATACTCTTTATTTCATTTTCAATCATGTTGATTTTGATGGATAATAGTCCAGATACTATTGCGTCAGTCGCATTGTTTATATTAGGTGCTTTAATATTGTATTGCGTCAATGTTATGGTAAGCACTATACAAGGTACGCAAAATATGGAGGATTATTCCAACGAAATAAGTGAAGTGTGCAATAACTTTAGATATTTCAATTCAATGCCATCTCTATTGTCAAGTTCAATTTCATTTACATATTATATGTGGGTTACACTAATTGGAAATATGATTGAATCTAAGAATATTAATATGTTTATGTTTTTGGTGTTCTCATCTCTTGTAATGAATCATACTTATCAATATTTGAATCTGCAATGTGCTTCAATAAATAAAATCATTGCATCTGTGTTAATTGGAATTGGTTGGGCAGTGACATGGTACTTTGTTGTTCAAAGCATTAATCCAAAATGGAATCTTTTCTATACATCCAATTCAAGCGATCGTAAAAGATGTGGAAAAATCTCGAAAAAACAATTCCAGTGTAAAGTGTACAAAAATGGAAAACTTATATCTAGGTAAAATATTGCATATTATTGTTCACAAAATCAATCATCTTTATTCCGGCAATGTTGCGTTTTTTGTTTTGTATGAATAACATTTTATTTATTCTGTATATGACGAAGTTTGTATGAAAATGAGACATTACTTTTTGAAGGTCGTATGTTGTGTAAATGCCATAATTGTCAAATAATGTGCGATTTTTCATTTGATTAACCTCATTGTGAAATGCGAAAAAAAAATGTTTTAATTCATCTTTTGATTGTATCATTCTAAATTTTTTTCGTTTAATATATTGAATAGCATGTATTCTGCAGGTAGAGCAAGGTATATTATACAGTAATTCAATGATAAGATTTATTATAACAGTTCGTTCTTTTTTGAAATGAGTATCGTGTATTTTTTCACTAAATGTGTGTAAAAATATCCATAATGCGTTTCCCCAAATTTGAGATGTACCCATATTATTATATTAAAGATATATTTTATATTTTATGAATGAGTATAGATTTTTATGCACAACTGTATGAATCCCTATGTGACGACAATAACAGTAATGAATATTCACAGAACACATCAAATATATGTTTAATATCAGGTATTGTATTAGATGATACGAATATGATAAAATTACTTTGCAATCATGCATTTGACTATTCTTGTTTATTGAAAGAAGTTTACATTCGAAAACATAAAGTTATGTGCGATGTGAAAATACCACGAAATTGTATTCAGTGTCCATATTGTAGAAATATACAAAAAGGTATATTACCATATAGAGAAGGATTTGAAAAAAAAGTGAATGTAAATTATCCTACAAAATACGCTATGAAATCAAATACATGTAATCGTATACTAAAGAATGGCAATATATGCGGAAAACTGTGTGTATATACAAAATGTTGTACATGTGAAAATTATGAAAGAAAACCAAAATGTTCATATACTTTGAAACGAGGTAAACGCAAAGGAGAAAAGTGTGGTAAACCACATTTGAGAACGAATAAGTATTGTTCAGCACACTCAGTGAAAATGCAGACTAATGCTAATAATGGATAATATAAAGAAAATGCATGTTGAATACAAAAATTCATTTTTTATGTAATATTTAATTTGTAAATTATTTAGAGTGAGTTTCGTAGGTACATGAATCAAAGATAATATCGCAAAAATAAAAGATATAGTATAAAGTATTAATATATGTTTGGCTATTTTACGATCAAATCCAATATCTAAGAATGCTCTGAAAAACAGTGAAATACTCAATGTAATACCAGCTAAGATTCCAGCTATTTTATCTAGTTTATCATTTAGTTTTTCTTGATCCACAATGTGTGTTGTATGCTTTCTTATATTGAGTAATTTTATGAAATTAAGCGTAACAATTATCCAAAAAATAAATTGTGATAGAAAATAACTAGGCTTTAAAAGTTCATCATTATCAAGAGTATACCACAGGATAATAAACATAATGTATGACAATATTTGTATATAAAGTTTGTTATAGTCAATTTCATTTTTATTTTCGTTTTTGATAAAACTACTACTTATGTAGATTGTTTTATTGATATTTTCATCGTATACATTGTTTATTTTATCAGTGTATGCTTTATAGACTGTGAACTCTTTTGCGATATCATTGTACCCATTGTATTGCGTAAATCCATTATTTTGGGTGTCGACAAATTTTGTCAAGTGTGTAGTAATTTTATTGATATCGCATTTATTTTCAGGACATGTTTTAGCCTGTGTACGATTTGCTTCCGGAGTAAATTTATTTTTAAGTGCAGAATTTTCGTGGTAAAGAATGAAATAATTATTGTTCTTTTTTTCCCAAATGTAGATGTTATCGTAATTTGTTTGTATCAATTGTTCCATGCGTTGAATGGTATGATTCAATCCATGTTTTATAATTGAGTTTTTGATGGTTTCGACGACATACACTGACTTTTTACATTCATATTCTCGGCAGTTTGTTGGATTAATATTTTTTTTACTGAATAAATATTGAATTAAAACTGGATAAATAATCAAAAGTAAAATACTGAATATATACTTATTCATTCTAGATATATTGTATGTAAACATATATTTATTTTTCAAAATAGTATAAAACTATAGTGTGATTGTTTTAGAAATGGATAAAGAGCGTGTAGTCGAAATTATAAAAGATTGGATACAATTAGATAATGAATTAAAACAGTTACAAAAAATATCAAGAGAGAAAAGAGAAGAAAAAAAATTAATTTCAAGC